AAAAGATAGCAAATGCCATTTCAGCTATGGCAAATGATAGCAAAATATGGCAAAATATGGCTGATACTGATACTGATACTGATACTGATAATGATATTAATAATATAAAAGAAAAAGAGAGTAAAAAGAAAAGTGCGGACAAGCCGCACCGCTCTTTTGTACCTCCAACAGTGGAAGAGGTCAGGGATTATTGCCAAGAGCGTAACAATGGCATTGATGCACAGTCCTTTGTAGACTTTTACGACTCTAAGGGATGGTTTGTAGGCAAAAACAAAATGAAGGATTGGAGGGCCGCAGTCAGAACGTGGGAGCAGAGATCGAGAGGCCAGCCTAAACCAAAGATTGAAGTTGACAACAGCTTTAGAAAAGCCATGAGGGAGAGCGAGGTGGTGGACTTTGGAATATAGGCAGGCAGAAGTATGCCCACAGTGTAAGGGCGGAGGATGGGTGATCGTAAAAAAGAGCACTCCAAAGTCAAGAGCATTGTATGGGGATGATAGACTCCTTGATTATGCAGAGCCGTGTCCTCACTGCAATGGCGGCGAGCTAACTGTGGTTAATGATATCAGGGAGAGGGCCAACATCCCAGCCACATACTACGATGCATCCATCGAAAACTTTAAGTGGGATATATACCTCGATGAAAAGGGCAATGTGGTGGACACATCGGTGCAGAAAAAGTTTATTGAGTCCTTTTTATTTAACTTTGAAAAGTGGCAGGAGAAGGGAATCGGCTTTTACATTTACTCCAAGACCAGAGGCACAGGAAAGACATTTCTTGCGAGCTGTATTTGTAACAGCCTCATGACTAAATACAAGATCAGCACCAAGTTTGTGAGCGCCAGCAATCTCATAAATCTTTCCAAGCAGGAGCCACGGCAGGGTGAGAAAAACCCTATTGATGTCATGTGCGAGTGCAAAGTGCTTGTGCTGGATGATATCGGCCAAAAGATAACGGCTGAGGAATGGATGAATGACCTGCTGTTTAAAATCATCGAATCCAGATATCAAAACAAGCTGATAACACTGTTTACAGCCAATTCTAGGTGTGACGAGCTCAGAGGAATAGACGACAGAGTAACATCGAGAATCAACAAGATCAGCCAGAACATTCCCCTGCCTGAGTACAGTTACAGGCTCAAAGAGTCGCAATCAGAGAAAAAGGATTTTTACAAGGAGCTAGGCTTGATGTGAATAAACCAAAATGTTGTATGTGTGGAAAAGAAATAGAGGCCAATGGGCACTTTTGCCTGATAAAGTACGGCATTGTGTGCATGGAATGCGCTGAGAAAATCAGAAAAAGATATGATCGTGATGATGAGCCACAGGCTTAATCATATAATCACAGCCCCAGCACTATAAAACCATATAAACCCAAAATAAAACCAAAAAGGAGGAAACTCCCTCAAAAATGATAAGATGCAAAACCACAAGTGCTGGGGTGAAAGGAGGCGAAAGAATGACAATAGCAATATGGATCATAGCAATATGTGAAACTGTAAGACTTATACAAAACTCGATGCAACTCAGGCACCTTTGGAAGTCGGAAAAAATGTCGGCTAATGCTTATGAGGAATTTATCAGGCACTTAAAGCAGTCTGATAAAGAGTTTGTAAAAGAGATGCTTGAACAGTTTGAAAAGGAACACTCGGCGGAGGACAAGGAATGACAAGAGAACAAGCAATCAATTATTTGATTAGTAGCGGATTTTCTGAGGAGCAAGTGAGCGAGATAGTTAGAGCTTTGACCTATGAGCCAACTACTAAGAATGATTTAGGAGTTGATTGTATATCAAGAGCTGATGTTAACCAAGTAATCGAAGATTATATGGATGAACAATACCATGTATTAAGCGATAGAACTAGAGAACGTGCTTTTGGAGCAAATGTAGTTAAGGCAAGAATCAATGAGTTGCCCTCAGTAACACCACAGCCAAAGATAGGGCATTGGATACCGACATATGGGAATGTTAAGTGTTCAGTATGTGGAAGTGTTAAGGATAGTAGAAATGTTGGCAGGGCTACACATTATTGTGACTTTTGCGGTGCAAAGATGGAGAGTAAGGAAGAATGACAAGAGAAGAAAGAGAAGATGCAATAGACATTATTCAATCAATATTAAACAAATACGAAGAGGATGAATGTCTAGCTACTGAAATAACTATTGGGGATGAAGATATTAAGGCTTTTAAAATGGCAATCAACGCACTAGAGCAAGAGCCTTGTGATGATACCATTAGCAGAAAATCCATAAAACAGAAGTTACAAGAACATCATGACTTTTTTGTTAATGCTTATGGTGGGTTTAGTAATTTACCACTGAACGACAAATCAAGAGTCGATGAAATAACAAACTGTATCGCAATGGTGGTAAATGAACCCCCAGCAACACCACAAGAGCCAAGATGGATTCCTGTTAGCGAAAAACTACCAAATGATAGGGATTGGTATTTAGGTATATTTAAAGAGCCAGATACAGGTTGGATAAATCCTTTACCATTTATTTGTGATTATGTTGGAAGCGAGACAAAGGCAACAACAAAAGAGTATTGGATATTACACGGATTTACAGATAGAGATGTTAGAGATTGCGACTATTATTTCAATCTTGAATGTGTAGCATGGATGCCATTACCAAAGGAATATGGAGAGGTAGAAGAATGACAAGAGAAGAAGCAATAAAACACGGCAGGGAACAACTTGAAATATTTGGCGGTGAGCATAAAGAGTTTATCGAGTTGGCAATCAAAGCCCTAGAACAAGAGCCTTGCGAGGATGTTATCAGCAGACAGGCGGCATTGAGACAGGCAATAAATGCTCATAAGATGGCACAAGAAAACGGATTCGATTTCAAGGATATTTGTGAGGAATACTTAAATGTTTTACCACCCGTCACACCACAGGTAAAAAGTGAAGATATTGCAAAAGCATTTCAGCTTGGCATGGCTATGGGATTTGCTGAAAAATACAATTCAATGGACAGGGTAATTGAGGAACTCAAAAAAACTATTGCTACGCCACAGGAAAGCGAGGAAGAAGAATGATTATTACTGAAGTAACAAAAGAATCCGAGTGCTGTTGTTCATGTTGTCACAATATAAGAAAACATGATGAGAAGCAAGCAGAAATATACTGCGAGTGTGAAATTGACGGCCATTACATCGGATATGTAGCGTGTTTTGAAAGCGTTTGTGATGAGTACAAGGCAGAAAGTGAGGAATAGGCGTGTCAGATATAGAGTTAGTTATTAAGATACCCGAAGGATTAAAGAATGATTTTGAATCGGAACAATGGACGGCATTATTCTGTATGGAAATGAAAAACGCCTTGGAGAAGGCTACACCAATTCCCAAAGGACACGGAGCGATAAAAGATGTTTCGCAGATTGAAATACCAATGTGTGAGGATAGGACATATGAAAGATGGGTACAGGTAGCTATAGATTCTGCGCCAACAATCATAGCGGAAGATAAGGAGCAGAAATAATGCAGTTTATATTAGGATTTGCTTTGGCACTTATTATGGTATCAATATTTTTTCTCGGTGCTTTTTATGGAATATATATCACCGAAAAAGAATATAAAAGAAGGGATGATAAGACACCTTGTTACTTTGATAAGAAGGTAGAAGATGAAAATTGAAGTTACAGTATTAATTACTTTTGTGATAACGATGGTTTTGTGTTATTCCTTAACTCAAGATTTACGAAAAGAATTAAGAGAATTAAGGGCAGAACACGAAGCAATAGAACAGAATTATTGTCCGACTTGCGGGTCATATCTGGGAGAGGTAGACAATGGGAATGACGATTAGACTATTGTTTCTTGCTATTGCCTGTTTATCTCTAGGATTTTATTTTGGTTATGCTTTTGCAAAGGAGAGAAAAGATGAAAATGACGGTTGATGAACAAATTAAGGCATTGGAATATCTTAAAAAGTGTGGCATATTTCCTTTTTCTGACACAAGAACAGGAATTGTCATCACTGATGAATATGTAGATGGAGCCATAGCTACCATGCGTAAGTATCAGAAGATACGGGAGATATTTGACAGGTATGATAAAGGTGAATTAACTCATCATATGTTCGGATTATTAGTGGGGGAGGTAATAGAAGATGGGAATAACACAAATTGATATAAATATGGTTATTTTTCTGTTGGGCGTAATAGCTTTTGAATTGGGAGTTTTGATTTTGGTGGTAATAAAGAGGTGATGAGAATGAGCAATAGTTTAAAACCTTCAGACTATATCTGGCTTATGATGTTTTTTGCTATTTTATTTTCTGACATAGGAAGTATAAAACTGACAAAGAATGAGCAGAACAATATAGCTATGCTAATGGCAAACACGGATATTTTGAGAGGTGAAGAAGATGGGGATAAGTGAGAGAGAACACCACATCAAAGTATTAGAACAATTTATACATGATTATCAAGAGTGGGGAGAGGATTTAGAACTAGAGGAAACCATTAAGTATGCCATATCCTCACTCAAAACAGACCTTAAATATGACTTGATGTATGAGGGAGAAGAAGTTTATACCAAGGCTGATATGGTGGCTATGTTAGAAGAACTAAAAGAGCAATTAAGAGAAATGCACGAGGATTTCTTTGAAACAGAACACTATGATGAGGCTTATGGGGTATTTGATTCAATGGATTTAATTGAGCAGAAAATCCACAAGCTAAAGGAGATCGCAGATGGTAAAAATGATGGTTGAAATAGCCGTGGTTATATTCGTGTTTGTTTTAGGCTATTGGATGGGATTTAGAGCGTGTTTTGACTACCTGATGCAAGAGCTTAATGAACACAAACAAAAATCAAAGACAGGAAGAGAAAGACTTGAATAATTTATTTTATATTGCAATGTTAATCATTTTAGTGTTGATGCTGATATTAGCAGATTGAGGAGGACGTATGGACCCATGGGAGCTGTTCTGCCATCTATGTAAGACAGTAGTGGAGGAGCAAGACGTATATCTGGATGTACTGATCACTCCTGCTGGAGTTGAAATGATGCTTATGCCGATGGGTGACGCAGAATAAGGCTGTTGTAAAAGCATACCATCTGTTATAATAAAACTAACTAAATAACATGAATCTTGAGCCATCACTCTAGTAGTGGTGGCTTTTTTATTGAAATTTATAGGTGAAAAAATGGCAAAGAAAAGAGGCAGACCTCCAAAAGTACATATTGAGGACCTGATCAATGATGCTGATGCGTACATTGAGAGCGCTAACCCTCCGATATTGGCTGAGTATGCTCATTTGCATGGCATTACAAGGCAATATTTGTATGAATTAGCCAACGGAAACAAGGACTTATCTGACACTATAAAAAAGATCAGTGAGGCAAAGGAGATAAAACTTGAGAAGTACGCTCTCAATGGAATATATCAGCCGACCATGGCTATATTCAGTTTAAAGCAACTTGGCTGGAAAGATTCTGCTGATGTAGTGGATGAGAAAGCTATCAAGAAATTAGATTCTATTTTGGGAGCGCTTAGAGATGAGGCTGACCAGCAAACAGAATGAGTATATCAGGAATGCAAACAAAAGACTGAATTTTAAAATCGGCGCTGTACGATCAGGAAAGTCTTATGTGGATATGGCGTACACAGTGCCATCGAGGATCAGGCAGGTTGCTGGCAAGGATGGCCTGAATGTCGTTATCGGAGTATCAAGAGATACCATTGAGAGAAATATACTCCAGCCTATGCGAGAGATATACACTGATGCACTGATTGGCACCATTAACAGCAGGAATATAGCAAGAGTATGCGGAGAGGATGTGTATTGCCTCGGTGCTGAGAAGATTTCGCAGGTGGCTAAGATACAAGGCTCCTCAATCAAGTATTGCTATGGTGATGAGATCGCAAAATGGAATAAAGACGTATTTATGATGCTCCTGTCTCGTCTGGATAAGCCTTACAGCAGAATGGACGGAGCACTTAACCCTGAGTATCCGACTCATTGGTTTAAGGAGTTTATAGACAATCCAGAGATTGACTCATACATCCAGCATTACACGATATTTGACAATCCATATCTGCCGAGGGAATACGTTGACAATCTGTGCAAAGAGTATGAGGGCACTGTTTATTACGGCAGACTGATACAAGGAGAATGGACACTAGCCGAGGGCCTTATCTATCCAATGTATAAGGATGCTATTTCTGAGCCTCCAGAGGGCCAAGCAGAGGCTTTTGTACTTTCAATCGATTATGGTACTCAAAACGCATTTAGCGCTGGATTATGGGGCAAATATGGAGATATTTGGTATAGGCTGAGGGAATACTATTACTCAGGCAGAAATACAGGAGTGCAAAAGACGGATGAGGAGTATGGCGCTGACCTTGACGAGTTTATTAAAGGAGTGCCATACGTTGACAGGATAAGGACGATCATTGACCCATCAGCGGCCAGCTTTATAACGCTACTCAAGAAAAGAGGCAAGTATCATGTAATACAGGCAAAGAATGATGTGGCTGACGGAATAAGAGAGACTGCCACGGCTATGAAAAAGGGCCTGATAAAGATATCTCCTGAGTGCAAGAATTGGGCAAAGGAAGTGCAGGGCTATGTATGGGATGATACAGCAACAGACGACAGGCCTGTTAAGATAGATGATCACGCCATGGACGATACAAGATACTTTGTTAAGACCATGAAAATAGCAATACCAAGGCAACAGTACATTTCAAGATTTTAAAGGAGAGGGGCTATGTACACATACCAAGATTTGATTGAGATACCAGAGGATGATGTCATTGGCAGAATGAATTTTGTGCGCAATGTCATTAGCCAGCACAAAGCCAGCGAGCAGTACAAGATGGCTGTTATGGGCTGTGAGTATAACGCAAAAAGAAATACCAGCATTATGAAGTATCAAAAGACACTTAGGCGGCTGGATGGCAGAGAGGTGGCAGATAATTGGTCACCTAACCACAAGACAACAAGGAATTTCTTTGCATACTTTACCACTCAGCAGAATCAGTATTTGCTGGGCAATGGTGTCACATGGAATGAGGAGAGCACAGCGGAAAGGCTCGGTGATGACTTTGATACACAGCTCCAGAGGGCTGGAAAGATGGCTCTTGTGCAGGGCGAGTCTTTTGGATTCTTTAACCTAGATCATGTGGAGGTGTTTGGACTCACAGAGTTTGCACCATTGTACGATGAGGAAAACGGAGCACTCAGAGCAGGTGTTAGATTCTGGCAGGTACATGAGAACAAGCCTCTAAGAGCTACCTTTTACGAGGAGGACGGATATACAAACTATATCTGGAATGAGAGGCAGAGTGCTGACAACAATGGCAATGGCCGCATCCTGACTGAAAAGACCAAGTATATCCTAAAGCTCAGGACAACAGAGGCAGATGGTACAGAGATATACGATGGCGAGAATTACCCAGAATTTCCGATCGTGCCATTATGGGCCAATGAGGAAAAGCAGAGCGAGCTTGTCGGAATACAGGAGCAGATAGATGCATACGACCTGATTAAAAACGGATTCCTTAATGACCTTGATACAGCGCAGATATATTGGATTCTCAAAGGCGCTGGCGGAATGGATGATACAGACCTCGTTAGATTTCTTGACAGGATGCACTCGCAGAAGGTGGCTAATCTTGATGATGACCAGAGTGCAGAGCCTGTGACTGTACAGATTCCATACGATGCCAGAGAAAAGCTCCTGAGCAGGCTTGAAACTGACTTGTATAAGGATTACATGGCTCTCAATGTTGATGAGATTAAAGGCGGAGCAGTAACAGCCACACAGATAGAGGCGGCATATGAGCCAATGAATTCCAAAGCTGATATGTATGAGTATCAAGTAATCAAGTTTATCAACGGAATCCTTGCAGTGGCAGGAATTGAGGATGAGCCAGCTTTCACGAGATCGAGACTTGTAAACGTCAACGAAAGCATTGGAGCTGTATTGCAGGCCTCTGAGTATCTGGATGGCGATTACGTCACAGAAAAGGTGCTCAATCTGCTTGGTGATGGTGATAAGGCCGAGGAAATTATCGAGCGCATGGAGGCAGACGAGCTTGATATGGGCGACAACCTCGATGATGAGGATGAGGAGCTTATGGATGAGGACCAGCTTGGAGCCGAGGAATTGCTTGAGGAGCCAGAGGAAGAAATTGAGGAAGGTGCTGAGGAAACTGTTGAAGCAGATGCAGGCATGGATGAGATCATTGCTATGCTTGAAAAACTGTTAAAGGAGATTTGATATGGCACAGAGCGAGGCTGAGAAAAAAGCAAAAGCGCATGAGTATTACATGGAATATACCAAGAAAAAGAAAAAGAAGGGCCGCAAAAAAGGAAAGGCCAAGACAAAGGCAAAAAAGGCTAAAAAAATAAGTCTTGTGGGGCTTTCTACAGGAGGTCTTAATGAACAGGGCGCTATGCAGTGGGCAATGGCCAAGGAAAAGCTGACCAATGAAATGAACAGCGCCATTGGAAAAGCCAAAACCCAAGAGGAAAAGGATAAAATCAGGCAGGAGTATCAGCAAAAAGCGTTGTCTGAGCTCCAGAAAATGAAAAGTGACCCATCAATGGCAAAAGCCAAGGCCACAAAGAGCTCTAAAAGCTCATCAGGAAGTAAGAGTTCAAAGAATAGCTCAAAAAGTAGCTCAAAAAGTGGCTCTAGCACTGAAAAAAGTACAAACACAGCATCAAAACAGGCAACAGAGCAAATGACAGAGGCCGTTGGGCAAATGGCGGACCTTGTAACACAGCTCACACAGAAATTGCTTGGAAATAGCGCCGAGGGAATTGAGAGCCAACTTGCAAATCTTACTGATGAGCAAAAGATACTTGTAAGAAATAATATACAGAGCACTATCGATGCCATAAAGAAAAGACTAGGCATAAAATAACAGGGTGATTGTATGGATAGAGGGCAAAGAGAGACAGAGGCTATTCTCAAACAGATAGAAAAGCGAATAAATCAAGAATATAAACAGGCTATTGATGAGATTGAGGACCAGCTTTCTGACTATTTGCGCAGATTTGAAATCAAGGACAAGAAATGGCAGGAATGGGTTGAGTCAGGATACAAGACCGAGGATCAGTACAAAAAATGGCGAATGCAACAGATGGCAGTGGGCGAGAAGTGGAGCGAGCAGAAAGAACAGATTGCATATGAGCTGGCCCATGTAAACGAGACCGCCAAGGGCCTTGCAAAGATGGCGGCTCCTGAGATATTCGCTGAGAATGCCAATTACTCCACATTCAAGATTGAGAAAGATGCCAAGATTGACACAGGATTTACCCTCTATTCAAGAGAATCCGTTGCCGAGCTGATAGCTAATGACCCAGAAGTATTGCCGCCTGTTGGTAAGAAAGTGGCCAGAGATATTGCAATGGGCAAGGCTGTGAAGTGGAACAGGCAACAGCTCCAATCTGTTATGATGCAGGGAATATTGCAGGGCGATTCCATCCCTAAGTTGGCGACTAGGTTGGCCAATACAGTGGGAGATCGTGACAGAAAAGCGGCCATCAGGAATGCAAGGACAATGGCAACAGCCGCACAGAATGCTGGCAGAGAGCAATCATACAAGGATGCACAGTCAAAAGGCATAGAGCTGGAGCAAATGTGGATTGCTACATTGGACAGCAGGACAAGACACTCACACAGATGGCTGGATGGCGAGAGAAAACCTGTCGGTGAGCCTTTTTCGAATGGCTGCCGATATCCTGCTGACCCAGAGGGAGCACCATCTGAGATATATAACTGCCGTTGCACACTGAGGGCGGTTGTGAAAGGCTTGGAGAGGCGATCAGGACAGTACAGAGATACCTCTGCAATGGATGGCATGACATACGATGAATGGAGAAATGCCAAGGCCACATCGAATCCGATTACATTACCAGAGGAAAAGGGCAAGGCTATCAAGCAGTCATTTATCAATGAGTATAGAGGACGAAAGACAGGTGCGAGAGCCACAACAATAGCAGACGAGGCTCCTAAAGAGACAAGAGCTGATAGAATAAGGGAAAGTGGCTTACTAAATCGTGATTATCAGGAGCTCACAGAGGCAGATTACAAGGCTATGCTAAAAGAAAGCCTAAAGAATGTCAGCTCGGCGGATAAAAAGCAGATTGCAAAGCATAAAAAAGCAGATGGCACTAATGGCGGATATGTTGCTACGACAAATTATAAGGTGATCAATGATGCTGTGAGAAAAGGCGATATAAAGTCATTGTCGCCAGATGATCAGGCAACCAGAGATGCACTTAACAGAGCAATAAACTCATATGCACTACCTCAAGATACAAAACTGTATAGATATGTTCATGCTAAATACTCAATATCTGATGTATTTGGAATTACAGATAAAAAAGGCCAGCCTTTGGGAGAGTGGGATATCCAAGCAGGAAATCGTAAGAGTTTGCAAACAATTGTTGATGCTCTTAACAATCAAGCAGGCAAAGTTATACCTGAGCCGTCAGTGCTTTCAACAAGCGTAATAAGAGATAAAAACGTTGTAAGCTACGACAAACGTGTTAGAATGATTATAGAGGCACCAGAGGGCACAAAATGCTATTTGCCAAACAATAAGAGTGAGTCTGAGTGTATACTTGGAGAGAACACAGAGCTTATGTTCAAACAAGCATATCAAATGCCATCCCCTGATGGTGTTGGCCACATTATTGAGATGGTATATACGATCGTCAATGAGGTAAAATGATGGACGAATTAATGAATCTGGCACTTGAGAATAAATGGGATGATGTCATTGGAATATTAAAAAATGAATCGCCATTAACAGCAGATGCTTTTGTTACAAAGTTTTTTGTAGTTAATGGCAATACATATCCCTATGAAAAATGGACTGATGAGCAAACAAAGGCATTTAAAGAGCTTGATACTCCTGAGAGGCGTACTGAGTATTATTTGGCTAAAGGTGAGGATAATCTGACCCATGAGGAATGGTTAGATTTTAAGAATTGTAATCCCTAGGTGACGATATGGGCGATGTAAGGATTGAGGATCATTCAAAAGAATACCTGAATCAAGTGGCCAGAGACCTTGAAACGGCTCTGGAGGCTGTTGGCTTACACATAGAGGGTGAGGCCAAGGAGGAGCTTGAGAACACGCCGAGGCGTATTGATACAGGCAACCTCAGGAATAGCATCACACACAGGGTTGTCGATGATGAAAAGGCTGTGTATATTGGCACGAATGTCGAATATGCTCTGTATGTGCATGAGGGCACCAGCAGAATGGAGCCAAATCGATATCTAAGAAATGCTGTTGATCGTAACAAGGATCAGGTATTAGATTACATAAAAAAGGCCATGAATTAACTATAATTTGTGGCTTTTATATTGAATTTCACAATATCTATTGTTATTATAGAAGTAGGAAGTAATAGGCGTTTAGCCGATATTCCCCACATCATAAAAGACAAGCGAATATTTACGTGGACAAAGACCAGCTATCTCGGTAAAGCCGATTCTTTACCTTACACGATACAAACTCTAATCGGAGAGTCTTTCTTCGATTGGAGTTTTTTTATTTGCTTGTCGCAGAGAATTACTGTGCGGATTCCATTAACTGATGATAGCACACAAATATCTTCAGCGATCAAAAATCCTTGATGGCTCAAGTGGTTACAAAAATGCGCACAGAGTTGACAGCATCCTGATTGCTGGCGGCAATGCTTAACAAGCTGTCGAGTGTTGCCGCATACATGGTTATAAGCCGAAAGGCATAACATACAATCCTGACTCAAAGCACTGAGGAGGGAGAAAACTACAAATCACAAAGCACTGTGACCGAGGAAAAGGAGTAGAAAATGAGTTTAACACGTAAAGCATTAGTAGCCATGGGTATCGATTCGGAAAAGATAGACCAGATCATTGAGATGCACACTGAGACAGTGGACGCATTAAAGGGCGAAAGAGATAACGCTCTAAGCGATGTCAAGAAGTACAAGGCAGATGCTGACAAGTTGGCTGAGGTGGAGAAAGAGCTTTCAGACTTGAAAGTTAAACAGGGCCAGCCTGATGTCTATAAGGATAAATACGACAAGCTCAAGAGTGAGTATGAGGCCTACAAAGGCGAGGTATCAGCCAAGGAAACAAAAGCCGCTAAGTCAAAAGCATACAGAGAGATGCTAAAGGAGATCGGTATATCAGAAAAGAGGCTCGATTCCGTGATGAAAGTAGCAGACCTTGATTCCATCGAGCTGGATGAGAATGGGGCCATAAAAGACGTGGATGGGCTCAAAAGGAGCGCTAAGGATGAGTGGTCAGATTTCATCGTTAGTGAAGGGCAGAAAGGTGCGCAGACACCTACGCCTCCGTCAAATATTGGCGGCAACAAAATGACCAAAGAGCAGATTATGAACATTAAGGATGCCGAGACCAGACAGCAGGCAATGCTGGACAACAGGGAGGCATTCGGAATCTAAAAAGGAGAACAATTATGGGCGCAGAAGATAATGTAATTAAAGCCGCTGACCTCAAGAAAGTCAGAGAAGTTGATTTTACCCAGCAGTTTGCACACAACAGCCTTGCAAAGCTGATCGAGGTTCTTGGTGTAACAAGAAAAATCCCTATGATGGAGGGCTCAACAATGTACCTTTACACCATCAGCGGTGAGCTGGTTAATGATGGTGTAGTTGCAGAGGGAGATGTTATTCCGCTTTCAAAGTATGAGGAGGTAAAGACTCCTGTAGGAGAGATCACTCTCAAGAAGTGGAGAAAGGGCGTTACAGCAGAGGCTATTAAGAAAACAGGCTTTAACAACGCTGTAACAAACACAGATGCAAAGCTCCTCAAGGACGTACAGGCAGGCGTTAGAAGTGATTTCTTTGGTCTGCTCAACAACAGCATCACAGGCTCAACATCAATCACAGGTGCTGGCTTGCAGGAGGCTCTTGCAAATGCATGGGCACAGTTACAGGTTAAGTTTGAGGATGATACAGCAGAGGCTGTTTACTTCCTTAACCCTCTCGATGTTGCTCCATACCTTGCAAAGGCAAATATCTCAACACAGACTGCTTTTGGCATGAATTACGTTGAGGACTTCCTTGGCCTTGGTACAGTGATCATGTCCTCAAGAATTACACAGGGCACATTCGTTGCAACAGCAAAGCAGAATATCGTTATGTACTATCTCACAATGAGTGGAGACATTGCACAGGCATTTGACCTCACAACAGATGAGACAGGATACATCGGTATCAAGTCAGGATACCAGAATGAAGAAAGAGCACAGATCGAGTCACTTGTAATGTCTGGCATTCAGTTCTTTGTAGAATATGCCGCAGGCGTTATCAAGGGCGAGATTGACGATTCTTTTTAACTGACCTCACTGTGTCTCCCGATGCTGACGATATGACATATCCTTGGACGGCCCTGACACCAGCAGACTTCCAGAGCGATATCGCAGTAAACGATAGTGAGGTTACAGGAGAATTAAAGTTTATTGAGGGAGGCCTTGCACCTAGCGGACCACTTGCAGGCGATGGATATTTCCTTGCACTCAAGTTTAGCAACTTTGCAGAGGGGCTCACCTATGAAAACGTAAAAGTTGGCCTGATTCCAAGCTCAACAGGCATGGCACCTGTTACTCTTGATTCTGACAAGGATTGTGTATTTAAGATCACAGACCCTCAGAGCCAGAAAGTAAAGGTTGTACAGGCTGACAATGCAGGTCATAAGAATGTCCAGCTCTTTGGTCTGTCAGGACTTGTGCTGGATGATGGTACAGGAGCCTAAATATGTACAGAGTAAAAAAGCATTTCACAGATTTGCAGGATAACAGATATGCCTATCATGAGGGAGACATTTTCCCTCGTGAGGGGCTTGAGGTAAGTGCCGAGAGATTGGCAGAGCTTGCAGGTACAAAAAATCGTAGAGGTATCTCGCTGATCGAGGAGATTATTGATGAGCCGCTACCTTTTACCGAGGAGCCAGAGGAGGCCGCAGAGGTCGCTGAGGAACCTAAAGAAAAGCCAAAGCCAAAACGAGGCAGAAAGAAAGGGTAAATTAAGATGCTGACCGAGCTGTGTGGATACTTAAAAAATTGGTTTGTGGACACGATGCTGTATGGCGATTTCAAGATCGTCAATGGCGTTTTGACCTTTGCTAATGGTGACGAGATTCCTTTGCAGAGCGGTCAGTATTTTCGTATTGTGGGCTCGACATTCAATGATGGAGTCTATAAATGCGATTGGATTGAGCCTGATGAGGACTTTGAGCCTGCAATGGGTGATGAGGAATTTAATGGCTCAGTTTGGACCATGAAAGTGCCTCCTGAGGTTATTAAGATAGCCACAGATATTGAGGCATGGCAAGCCAAGTATGAGGGCGCTGACAGCCCTATGATGAGCCCATACAGCTCAGAGTCTTTTGGCGGCTATTCCTATTCAAAATCAGCAGGTAATACGGCTGATGGAGGAAATGGTACAAGCTGGCAGAGCGTATTTGGCAGTAAATTAGCAAGGTTTAGGAAGGTATGAAATGTCACTGTTAAGCGAGGCAATGGAAAAGTGCATCATGATGGATAGGGCATCACGATCAGATGGACGTGGTGGGT